TAATTAAAAAGGGCAAGTTTAAAGGTTATGTGATCTATACCCTGACGCTAGAAGAACGGGCAACATGTCCGCGCTACTGCTACCACTGGGATGATTGCTACGGTAATAATATGATGTTTGGGCATCGTATCCAGCACGGTCCAGAACTTGAAGCCGCATTGCAAAAGGAAGTTGCCGAGCTTTGCGCTTTGTATCGCGGGGTTATTATCCGGTTGCATGTGCTGGGTGATTTTTATTCTGTTGTTTATGTCGAGCTGTGGCAATTCCTATTGAGCAGGTTTGAAAATCTGGCTATTTGGGGATTTACCGGACATAAACCTTATAGTGATATTGGGCTTGCTATCCGTGCCGTGCGGGGTGGATTCGGTGACCGATTCGCTGTCCGTTTCAGTAATGCACCGGATTGGGAATTCAGCGCAAATAGTGCCGACCTATACAAGCCAGTAAAAAATAAATCGCTAATTTGTCCAGAACAAACGGGCGCGACCGAATCATGTGCGACGTGCACAATATGTTGGGCCGCAAAAGACATGCAAGTTTTGTTTCAAACCCACTAGTGACAAACAGGACGACACTAAATTTTTGGGGTGTCATGCCGCATCGGTTTGTTGGTTTTACTGGCGGCGGTGGCATCATCGGGCAGGTTGAGTAGCGGGGCCTGTCCAACGGGGCGGGGCGGGAATCCAAAAAAAAATTTGGGAATTGGGTTCCCGTCCGGTCAATTCCGTGTATACTTGTGTTATTGTTAATCAAACAACGAAAGGAACGAAACAGAATGTTTGATTTAATCCAGCCCGAATATCAGCGCGAGGGCGGCGCTACTTACTACCATCACAATGACGTATCAGACACCCAGCTTTTCAAAGACATGGGATCGGTGCGACGGGTGCCAATAGAAGCAATCGCAACGACGCACTCCGGCACTGAATACGAATTAGTCGAGCCGCAACCCGTGCCGAATTATTCTGCTATCCAGAATGTAGCAACTGGCGAGATATTGGACACGCGACCAATTGGTACCAGTTACAAACTAGTGCCGCATGACGAACTCTTCGCCAACCATGCCGAAATACTGGCGGGTTCAGATCTGCCAGTCGGTAACGTCAAGGTATTGGACCGGATATATGATGACGGTTTGCGTGCCCATCGAACTGTGCATTTCATGGACTTGCAACATAGCGTCGGTGAAAAGCAGGACAATGTCGTGTGTCGCATGGACATATTTAACAGCATTGACATGTCATGGGCATTCCAAATATTCAGCGGGGCGTATCGTGACTTGTGCCGAAATACGTTGGTTTTTGGCGGTGAGAAGGCGTATCACCAGAAATCAAAACACACCAAGAACCTAGAGCCAGCCGCGCTTATCAGTAAGGCGGCAATGGGTTTGAATATGTGGGAAACCCAGCTTGACTTGATGAACCGTTGGCGGGGTGCACGTTTATCAGATGAACAATTTGGCCAAATACTGGCTGAAACCATCTGTGCCAAATCTGGCAAGGCTGCAGAATTAGGACACGCCAAGCCAGTGAATGAACGGCTCTTTAATTATCTGATGCATCAATTCAATGCTGAAAAGCAGGAATTAGGCGCAACCATGTGGGCCGGTTATAATGCCTTAACCCATTGGTCAACACATACCAATGTGACATGGGAAGATGAAAACGGCACTGCGCGACAGACTGGTAAAAACAGTCAAAACGTGCACCTAGTACAGCGCACCCGCAACGACAAGGTGCGCGATGTTATAACCAGCCCATCATGGCAATATTTAGAAGGGCTGGCGGCATGAATGAACGACTAGAATTTGCCTATCTGATTTACCGATGCATCATAGCGTGTTTGCTGATCTCGCTAGTAGTTGCTTTCATCACTTTCTAATCAGCTATAAGGAAACCAACCAAATGACTGGAATCGTAAACAACGACCATATTCGTGAACTTTGCAACGACCTTGTGCTGGCAGTTGAGCAGGACGTAAAACAGCGTCTGATCACCCGCTGGCAAGCCGAGCAGTCTTTTCAGACTGGTATGCATGGCGAACCATTGGAGCCGGTAACACGTCAGCGCGGAGAACGCGGCCCGGATAAGTTTGCTTGGCGGCAAGGTTCAAAGCTTCATAAACTGTTTAGAGCAATGGCAACTCGCAAACATGGCTTGAATATTACGAGCCTTGCGCGTGAATCTGGCATGACTGAACAATCGGTGCATCAAGCGATTAAGAAACTGCGCCGTGCAGGATATAAGATCGTTTGTAACCGTGTAGGATTCAGACGGCCAAAATATAAGCTTGCAAGCTAAACCAAAACCAACTAATAATGAACGGGCAGGGCAATCTTGCCCGTTTTTGTATGAAGGAACCAACGTTATGAAATCAACAATTGTACTCGATCACGATAATTTCGACAGCGATGCGAAGCGCATGGTTGTTTTAACCACACTTGAGGCTGATTTGATCTTGCAGTCTATCGAAGCATTAGAAACACAGGCACAGGCGGCACGGGCATTGCTCCGGTCTTTGGGCTTCGATCATTATACCCATGCCACCGACAATCCTCGCACAATTGCCCGTCTGAAACTATCAGTGAAAGAGGCCAGTGATGATAGCAAGTAATATTCTGATGCTGGTGTTGCTGGCTTGGTGTTTGGTCGCTTGCTGGTGTCTGGTTGCCGAAATATGGTATAGATCCAGAGACTGAAACCAACTTGTTTTATCCTCCCACTTGGCCCCGTCTAGCTAGTCTGGCGGGGTTCTTTTTTGCCCGTGCCTTAGATTGATGCATTGCGGTTTGATATTGCGGGATAATATGCCAGCTTGACCCGTGCGAGTGTGTGCGCATTTTTTACCCCTATCGGTCAATAAAATAATTAACGATATGACAAATTGAATTACACGGGCGCGTGCGTGCGGGTGTTGTCCCGTTGGTTCAGCCGTTGGGGTTGGTTTTGGGTTGGTTTTGGTGGCGTCCTTGGGCTTGGCAAG